AGCGGAAGCTGCATGCGCACCGTCACCACGCTCGGCAGGCTCGCGCCGCGCACCGTCAGGTCCTGCACCACCGCGGCGCGCAGCGCCTTCAACGCAAGATAGCTCGCGTCCTCGCCGGCATCGCCGGCGGCGGTGATCTCGCCATCGAGCGCGGCGGCAAGCACCACGCGCAGCGCCGCCGCGTCGTTGTAGCTGACCGGCTGATACGACGCCGAGGCGCGCGCCAGGCTGACCAGCACGGCCCGCCGGCAAGCCGCCGCCATCGCGTCGCGCATCGCCGCCATCGCCGCGCCGACGCCGACGCTGCCGCCGGCGCTGTCCGTGAAGGTGAAGCCGGCGAGCGCCAGCAGCACCTGCACCTGGTCGGCGGGATCCGTGATGCCGGCCCGCACGGCCTCTACCAGCGCCGCCAGGGCGTCGATCATGTCGGTGCTGGCTGAATACGTCCCCGCGGCCGTGGCGCCACCGGTGACCGCCTGGGCCAGCGCGGCGCGCTGATTGGCGAGCTGCGCCTGCAGCGTGGCAACCGTGGTGCCGATCGGCAGCATCACCGTCGCCGAGCCCGCGCCATAGCGGCCGTATGTCGTGTTGGCGTCCGGCGGCGGCAGCGCGGTCGCCATGCCGACGATCGCCGTCGGGTTGGCGCCGGCGGCGGTAGCCGCGACGCCGAAACTCGCCACCACGGTCTGGCCCTCGCCGGTCACCGCCGGTCCCGCCATCGAGGCCGGAATCGCCGTGCCGCCCAGGTCGGTCCCGGCGGCCGTCAGCGCGCTGTCCGCCGCCGCCAGCACCTCGATCGCGGTGGCGATGATCGTGGCGGGGAGGATGCTCCCGCCGTCTTCGATGAATTCCAGCGCGACCTGGATCAGCCGCATTTTTTCGAAGTGGACGGCGGTGCCGCAGGACAGCAGCGCGACCTTTACCGCGCCGAGGGTGGGGTGGATCAGCAGCCCCGACCCTTTTGCCTCGGCGGCATTGTCGAGCAGGAGCTGCATCACCGGCGCGGCGTCGCCGATCAGGTAGCCGGAAAACGAGTAGGTCCGCAGCGAGCGGCCCATGTCTTCCGGCCAGCCGCCATCCCGGAACGGGTACTCGTGGATCGCCCAGCGCCGGCCCTTCTTGACCTGTGCGCCGATGACCTTGAACGGCACCCCGCGAAACGATGCGGCCTGCAGCAGGCCCATGAAGCCGGCCGCGCTGGTCGGCGGCGCGAGCCCGGTGACGTTGGCGAACCCACTCATCGTCCGGCGAACGCCATGCCGGTATCGACGCGCGGCGCGGTGGCGACGGCCGCTCCCGACGCGGTCGCGGTCGCCGTCGTGCCGGCTGGCGCGCCGTGCAGGTGCACATCGACCTGGACGCGGCCGAGGTTGCCGGCCAGAAGCTGGTTGAACTGGCCTTGCGTCTCCTGCGCCTGGCTGCCGCCCGGTAGGCTCGGCCACCGGCCGCGCAGCGCCCCAGCGATACCGGCCTCATGGCCGCCTTCGAGCAGGTCCGCCCCGAGGTTGCGGTGCGCGTTCTGGGTATAGGTCCGGTTGGCGAGCCACCACGCGGCCTTGTCCTGGCTGGCCGGTGAAAAGTCCGTCAGGCCGAGTGCCGCGGCGGCTTCCTTCCACGTATCGCTGGTGAACTGATACTTTCCCGAGGCCGTGCTCGTGCCGCCGCGACCCACATAGTCGGGGAAGCTGCCATAGCCGGCAAACAATGCGCCGCCGTTCTTGACGTTGTAGAGCCCGTGCGATTCCGGCGCTGCAATGGTGTCGAGCAGCGCCTGCTTCAAAGGCGTCAGCGTGCCTCCAGGGGGGGACTGCCGATCTGACGCGGGAGGGCCTTCGCCCGGCGAGTTCCCGATCACCTGACCCTGCGGCCCGGTCGGCATCCCGCGTTCCCGGCGAAGTCGGTCGAGCTCGGCGTCCGCGCCCTCATTCAGCCCGGTGATTCGCGTTCCGTAATAGAGCGCCTCCTCGCCGAAGGCGGCTTCGAGTGGCAGGCGCAGCAGCGCGGGTACGTACCTCAGCGCCTTCTTCACGACCCAGCCAGCCGCAGCGGTAAATGTGACCGTCGCGAGGCCCTCAAGAAGCGCGTTATGTTTCTCGATCCACTGCGAGGTGATGTTCAGCATTTTGGTCGCGGTGCCGGACCAGTGATCGACCATGCGATTTTCGACGCCCTCGATCGCCAGACCCATCTCGACCCAGGCCGACTTCATTTTTACGCCGTCCGCCGCCATCCCGTCGGTCAGCGCGGCGCCGGTCCGATCCGCCCGCTGGAGAAATTCGTCCAGTCCTTTCTGGCCCTTCTCCAGCAGCGGCAGCAGGTCGGTATCCACGCCAACAACGGACAGCGCGCGCCCGGCCGTAGACCTGTCGGCATAGGTGGCCGCCTTGTCCGCCAACCTGCCGAGCAAGTCCTCCGCCTTCGCAATATGGCCCTCTTTATCCCTCCACGCCTCGTTAGGACCGAAGACCGAATTCATATACATCTGCGCGTTGGCGTCGTGGTTGTAGAACGCCGCGTGGATCGTGTCCGTCAGCCCCCCCATGCTTTTATTCAGCGCCTCGGTCGAACCGCCCGCCAGCAGGTTGGCTTTTTGCAGCCGGCTCAGCGTATGGACCGGCATGTTCAACGCATCGGCGGTTTTGCTGATCGAGTTCCCGGCATCAGCCCACTTCCGGCTCAGCTCCATGACCCCGGCGAGGCTGGCTGCCCCGGTAATTCCCGCCATCGGGCCGGCCAGGCGTTCCGCCGCCCGCGCCGCGCCGAGCACGCGATCGCCGAGCGTTGCCATCCCCTCAGCCGCCCGGTTGATCCCGGTGACCTCGCCGAACTTCGCCAGGCTCTTGTTGAACCGCTCCGCCGGAGCGTTCAACGCCGCGATGCGTTTGTTGATCGCATCGAGGCCGGCGCTCGCGCCATCCTGGATGCCGATGCCGATTGCGAACCCGGCCGACTTACCCGCCACGTTCGCGCTCCATCACACCCGGAATCAGGCTGGCCCAGCGCATCAGCGCCGGCACCTTCAACGCCAGTGCCCAGCGCAACCCTTCGCCATAGAAACGACCGACGCGGGCGGCCAGAATCTCCAGCTCGCCGGACTGGCCGAGCCAGATCAGGAAGGAACCGCTTCCGCCGTCGCCCCAGGCTCCGCCGCCTTCGCTGCCTCGGGCGCCGCTTCGGCTTTCGCTTCCGCCGCGCGCGCTTCCCGGCGGGCGGTCCGCCACGCCTCCAAAGGGTCGGGGGCGGGCACCCCCGCGAATTCATCCATGTAATCGGAGATCTGCAGGTTGAGCCATTGCGGCTGCCTCCGGATCACCTCGTACGGCACCTGCTCGACCGAAGCCGCCGAGATCATGCGCAGGGTGCTCTCCAGGCCGGATGTGCCTTGCACCGCGGTGGCCTTCAACACGTCCTCGCTGGTCGGCGCGCCGACAGTGACGGTGGTGTACGCCAGGCCGCCGTGCATGATCGCCTGCCCCGGCTTGTCCTTGTTGCGCAGCGTCCAGGTCACCGACGCCGGCGGCTCCTTCCACGCCGTCATGAGCTGGCTCCCGGCGGAATTTCAAGGATCGTCCCGGCGACGCCCTCGAAACGGAAATCGAACCCGGCGTCGGCGCCATTCACGTTCGGCCGCCCGACATACCAGAGGCCGTGCCCGACGATCTGCTTGCCGTTGGCGAGCAGGAACACCACGGTCGCGTTCGACATCCCGGTGAACGACGTGACGCTGTTCGCGGCAGTGTCGCGGAACTTGCCGGACATATAGGGCGCGACCGGCTTCTGATCGTAGCCGTCAACGCCGGACAGGCTGCTGACCGTCGTGTTCTCGACGTTCGCCGGGTCCCACGCAAACTCAACGACCGAGATCGCGCTGCCGTTCACGCTCGCCGCGGTAATCCCGGAGAGCCGCCGGTTGGTCGGCGTGCTCGGTGCCAAAGTGGCTGACATGAATCGCTCCTTATGTGCTCTGCTGGAATTGGATCAGGATGCCGACGTTGATGACCTGGTCGGAGAAGTCGATCGGCAGATACATCAGCACCTGACCCTTGGTGCCCGGCGTGGGGTAGGCGTTCTGTGCGAACTTCAACGGGTTTTGCACGATGAAGATGCTGGCCAGGTAGGCGTAGACCGCGACGACGGCCGCCAGCATCGCGTTCGGCGTGGTGGCCGGCGACCCCGGCGCGATCAGCGTGCCGTTGCTCACCAGGATTTTGCCGGGCACGATGAACTGGCTGGTGACCTGTGCGGCAATGTAACGAGCCGCATACATCGCCTGGAACATGAGATTGGTGTTCAGCCACGAGTTGTCCGGCTGGCCGCTCGCGTTGCTTTGGTACGTGGTGATCGAGCGGTCGATCTGGCACACCCCCGCCGCGCTGACCGTGAAGGTGCTCATTCCGTCGAACAGCAACGTGTTGCGCTCGCCGGGCGTGTCCTGCGAGGCGATCGGCGGCGGCAGCAGGTTGAGCTGCTGGGTCGCGACGCCCTGCGCCGGGTTGACCCGCAACCTGACGACGTGCGCCGCGCACCAATCCGACGCCTCCAGCCACGCCGGCGTCGGGCTGTCGTAGAAGCCCAGGATGCTCGCGTGCTGGTCGTTGCGCCCGGTGCCGAAGCTGGTTCGGTTGGAGAGTGTCCCCCGGTAGGCCGCGAAGACGTGCCCATATTGCATCTGCTCCGCCGACCAGCGGCCGGAGGCATCCGACAGGAACGCCTGGAAGGAGTTGAGGCTGGTGGTGTCGGTGTACGGCAGGTCGATGTAATCGAAGAGCTGCACGCCGAGGTTGGCCTGCAGCGTGGTCAGGGTTGGGTTGGTCGCGCCGCCGGTGAAGGCCACGATGGTGATGCCGACGCCCGCCGGCGTGACCTCGCCATTCTGCGCGCCGTGATAGTTGAACCGGATGTCGATGTCGTTCTGTGCGAGGCCCTTGTGCAGCGCGGTCAGATCGACCTCGTAGGCGTTCGTTCCGTCAATGGCCGCGGTGCACGAAACCCCGGTCGCGGCGGTGATCGCGGCGACGGTGTTGGTCGCCATGACGGTCGCCGCGTCGCCGGCGTTCACCGCCACCGGGATCGACACGCCCATCAGGTACAGCGCCAGCGTGCCGGCCGCGGTCGCCGGGCCGGTGAAGCTGATGCTGCCGGCTGCTTTCGTGCCGCCGCTCGCATCGGCCACCGGGCCGAGCCACGCCTCCCCATAGGGGTCCATCAGGCGATAGCTGGCGTACTTCAGCGCCAGCATGGAGTTGACG